AACTCCCCTGGATCAAACGATGCGTCAACCTTACACCAAAACAATGGGCTGAGGCTGATAAACTCGTTCAAGAAGCCATCATCTACGGAATAAAATCTGGAGATATATGGTTAAATAAAATCAAACATGACAAAAATGGAAAAAGAATCAGAGGCAACGTCTGTCTTGAGGTTTACTTGCCCTCACGAGGCACATGCCTTCTCCAACATATCAATCTCAGTGCCTGTCTCATCGGCGACTTACGCTCGGCTTTCCGTGAAGGTATGTCCGAGTTGTGCAGTCTCCATGGGAGGACAGGTGTTGGAGAGTCTGGAGAGTACCTTAAACCAGAGAACGACAGACAAGTAGGACTAGGAATGCTTGGCTTAGCTAACTTCCTAGCCAACAACAACATTACATATGCCGAGTTTGGTAAGGCTCTGAAAGCAACAAATGATGGTCAACCTTACGAAGGATACGCAGGGTTAGCTGCGCGTGAACTTTACCTCGGCATACAAGAAGCAGCTAACATTGCTCGTGAGAACAAGATGGAAAGAGCATTTGCTATTGCTCCTACAGCTAGTTGTTCTTACAGAAGTAGAGACCTTAAAGGTTTCACTGCTACACCAGAGATAGCACCACCAATCAGTCGCGTAGTCGATAGAGATTCAGGTGAGTTTGGTGTGGAACAAGTTAACTATGGAAATGTAGAGATCGCATCCGAGGTCGGGTGGGAGAGTTATAAGTTAGTGGCAGATCAGATAATGATTATGCTTGACAAAACAGGATTGCTTCATGGCTATAGCTTCAACAGTTGGAGCGATATGGTGACTTACGATGAGGCATTTATAGAAGAGTGGCTTAACTCACCACAAACTTCTTTATATTATGCCCTGCAAGTAATGGGAGACACACAGGATAAGACAGATGCTTACGCAGCACTAGAAGATACCGAAGTTGAAGATTATTTAGCAGACATTATGAGTAATAAACCAGATGAAATAGCTTGTGATTGTCAGCAATGAACCCCTATATAAAATTACTGTCCCGGAAAAGAACTTGGACACCAGTACAAACATCTAAAGGAAAACTAAAAGAAGGTGCAGAAGAAACCATCTACCGTGCTCTTGCAATACGCCATATGGAGTTACCAGTTGGCGAGTTCATTACAGAAGCACTTGATAAGGAAGTTCCCAACTCTGCTAGAGCACTTCTAGAGTCGAACGTTAAGGACGAGATCAAACATGATCTTGCTCTTGGCTATATCACCAACGCACTAGGCGTCGATGACCAAGCCGAAGCCGAAGCACTGCGTCTACGTGCAGCTTGGGAAGAACATCCAGATCACACAATATTAAAAGCATTAGTAGCCGAGAGAGCAATCTTCTTTGTGCTACTTCCTTTCTTCAGATTCTGTGGTGACGCAGGATTAAGAACAGTATCAGCAGATATATCTAGAGATGAGCAAGTGCATGTCGCTGCTAACTCTCTTGTATGTGCAGAGCTAGGTCTTAAACCTAGTCAGTCATTAGACAAGCTAAGAAAGGCAACTATTAATTGGGTAATGCAACCCTTGAAACAAAGTTCCGATAGATATTTGGACAAAAAATTTTGGCTAGATGCAAGCGACAGACTTATGTACGAAGGCAAAGCACCAGAATTTTCTCAGACCAAGGCAGCTAGAATGCCTGCATTTTTTGAACACTCAAATGTCAATCTCCCTCAATACTCTTAAGCTTCACAACGAAAGACTTCAAGAGTTAATACAGAAGTTAGACGATAACTTCGGGTGGGAACCAGTTCACCCAAAAGAAACAATTGAATCAATTATGTATCGAGCTGGACAAGCCAGCGTAATTGACTACATCAAATCAATAGAAGAGGACGAAATCTAATGTGTATATTTGGAGGCAGCAAAAGCGTTGCACCCCCACCACCATTACCTCCAGCTCCACCACCACCACTACCCCCAGCACCTACTACACCACCTCCTGATCCAGTGATTAAGGATGTGAATCCACAAGTTAAAGAAGCTATGGATAAAAAAGGTAAGAAGACTGGTGCAGAAAATGCAATGGGTACTGGTGCTTTAAAAATTAAATTAAAACCAACAGTAAATACAGGTATGACCGGAAGCGGAACCGGAGGGCTTAACTAATGTTAGCTCGTGAGAGATACAATCAACTGGTAACAGATCGAAGACAATTCCTAGACAAAGCCGTTGAATGTTCAAAGCTCACGTTACCGTATTTAATTCAAGACGATACATCTTCAAGACCTACACACGAAACTCTAACTATTCCTTGGCAGTCAGTGGGAAGCAAATGCGTTGTGACTTTAGCAGCAAAGCTAATGCTTGCAACGCTACCCCCACAGACTAGCTTCTTTAAGTTACAAGTTAGAGACGATAAGTTAGGTGAAGAAATGCCTGCCGAAATTAGAGGTGAGTTAGACCTATCATTCTCCAAGATGGAAAGAATGATTATGGAATACATCGCTGCTAGTAATGACAGAGTAGTAATACACCAAGCACTTAAACATTTAATTGTTGGTGGTAATTCACTCTTGTTTATGGGTAAGGATGGTATTAAAAACTATCCATTAAATAGGTATGTCGTTAACAGAGATGGAAATGGTAACGTCCTAGAAATAGTTACAAAGGAATTGGTAAATAGGGATGTACTTGGTTTTGAAATTCCAAAAGACAACCCGAACACAGGTATTGATGAAACTCAAGGTGGTCATACTGATGATGTCGAAGTTTACACGTACGTGAAACTAGAGAACGGCAGATGGGTATGGTATCAAGAGGTTCTCGATAAGATAATACCTAACACACGTAGTAGTGCTCCAAAGAGTGCAAGCCCCTGGCTCGTACTAACTTTTAATTCTGTTGACGGAGAACAATACGGACGTGGAAGAGTAGAAGAGTTCCTTGGTGATCTCAAATCTCTTGAAGGATTATCACAAGCTCTTGTCGAAGGAGCTGCTGCTGCCAGTAAAGTAATTTTTCTGGTCAGCCCAAGTTCGACAACCAAACCATCAGCTATTGCAAAGGCTGGAAATGGAGCAATAGTACAGGGCAGGGCAGAAGATGTACAAGTTGTGCAAGTCGGAAAGACTGCTGACTTTGCTACTGCTGCAAACATGACTCAAGCTATAGAGAAGAGATTGCTTGAAGCTTTCTTAGTTATGAACGTAAGAAATGCAGAGAGAGTAACAGCAGAGGAGGTGCGCCTCACTCAGTTGGAACTAGAGCAACAGCTCGGTGGAATATTTTCACTATTAACTGTTGAGTTTCTAATCCCTTACCTCAATAGAACACTATTAGTTTTAGAAAGATCTAATCAGATACCTAAATTACCAAAAGATATTGTCAGACCTACAATCGTAGCTGGTGTAAATGCTTTGGGAAGAGGTCAAGATCGAGAAGCTTTGCAAATGTTTGTCGGAACCATCGCTCAAACTTTAGGTCCAGAAGCGTTGATGAAATACATAAATCCATTAGAAGCAATCAAGAGATTGGCTGCTGCTCAAGGTATTGATGTGTTGAATCTAGTTAAGACTGAAGAGCAGATGGCACAAGAACAACAACAGCTTATGGAGAAACAGCAGAATCAAACACTGCTAGAACAAGCTGGTCAATTCGCAAACAGTAAACTAGCTGACACAGAAAACATGCAAGGCATGATGCAAGAACAACCACCACAAGAATAGAATGGCAGAAACTTTATCGTATGATAATACTCCTGATGCAGAGGTACTAACCAATGAGGAACAAGAATCTCTTAAGGTAGGAGAACAGTTAGAAGCAGAACATGAAGGACTACTAGCTGGTAAATATAAAAACGCTGAAGATTTAGAAGCAGCATACTTATCATTACAAAAGAAACTTGGACAAGAACCAGAAGAAGGGAAAGAAGACGGAGAAGGAGAGGAAGAAGGAAGCGATGAGGAGGTACCTGATGCGTCTCCTGCGGTCAGTTTGATCAACGAAGCGTCCGAAGAGTACTACGCAAACGAAGGAAAACTTAGTGAAGAAACAATAGCTAAGTTCTCTAGTATGAGCAGCCAAGATTTGGTAAATGCCTATCTAGATATCCAAGCTAAGAATCCTCAAGCACCTTCTCAAAGTACTGAGATGTCTGAAGCACAAGTTAATCAAGTGCAGAATGCAGCAGGCGGAGAAGCCAACTACAATAAAGTTATTGAATGGGCTGCTAATAACTTACCCGAGCAGCAAATAAATGCGTTTGATTCAGTTGTAGATACAGGAAATATACCAGCCATTGGAATAGCTTTCCAAGGACTGCAATCTCAATACAATGAAGCCAATGGTTATGAAGGTAGGATGCTACAAGGTAAAGCACCTAGTAGATCTGGAGATGTATTTAGATCACAAGCTGAACTTGTTGCAGCAATGGGTGACCCTCGTTATGAGAATGACCCAGCTTACAGAGCAGATGTTGTAGCAAAACTAGAACAATCAGACTTGCAATTCTAAATGTACCAACCCTCTTACTGGTACCACGGCAATATAAAATTTCCAGAAAGAGAAATCAATCAAGTCGTTAGTGAACTAAAAAGGCTTGGCTCTGGGCTGACTATCCGTGGATACCCAGTCACCTCTTATCACTTCAAAATACATAGCAGACCAGATAAAATCTGGGCACCAAAGTACACGAAGATACTAGAAGACATTACTAAGAACCTTGGATTATATTCAACTACTCGGTATGAATTTGCGTATTGGGCACAGCTTCACACTAACGGCACAGCACATAAACGCCACCATCATGGAGTAGGCGATGGGCATCCACACTTATCATTTGTACACTTTATAAAACC